CAGAGAAGGTGCGTCGTAATTTAGATGCGGGTGCCCCTGAGAGAAAATCTGTTGGTGAATCAACAGTAGGCGGTGTTTCTCCTGCTCCTGCGGAAGAAGGCAAAAAGGAACCTGCTGTTAAACCTACAGCACGAGCCAGCAAAGATGAAGAGCGTCAGAATCTCTTAAAGCAATTCAGAAAGTGAGATGAAATATGGCTTTTGATGCAGAAGGTTATCGCAAAGCTGCTAAGGCTGCTGGTTTCTCTGACGACGAAATCGAGCAAGACATTCAGGCTGAGATGGGTGGAGCAAAGCCTGAATTTGCAGATCCTACTATTGAAGATGTAAAAGTACCGGGTCGTGATACGTACTGGGTTGCTCCTGCTGCCGGTGCTGCTGCCGGTGCTGCTGCAATGTATGGCGCAAAGAAATTGATGGGTGGTGGTGTCAAACCTCCTTCTGAGCGTATTGAGCCAACGATGGCTTCTCCTGAAGAAGCTGCTCATCAACAAGCATTGCGTGATCTTGAGCTTCAAAAGAAGCAGGCTGAGATTCGTCTGTTGGAGGCTAGAGCAGGCAAGCTCCAACCAAAGCCGTCTACTCAGAACCTGAATCAGTCAACTCCTGAAGCCGTTCCACCAATGGCTAAGAGGACGCCTCAAGAAGCACAGCAATTGCTGGAAAGCATGAAGAAGCCTGCTGCGCCTCCTGCTGGCGCTCCCGTTTCTGTAGCACCACCTCCTGCTCTTGATGTTGAAGCATTGAAAAGGGCTGGTGTTGAACTACCTGCTGCCCAACAAGGAGCCCCTGCTCTATCTCCAGCAGATCCTGAAGTCATTGCACAGAAAGCGGCGGCTGCTGATGCTGCTACTAAAACTAAGACTACGCCTAAGACTGAAACCAAGACTCGTGTACGTCGTACTCAGGCTCAGATTGCTGCTGACCTTGCTGCTGAAACTGCTGCTGCTCCCCCAGGAATGCGTCCTCAGTATGCAAAGCCTGAGGGTGGTATGGGCCCTAAAGCCTTTAATCATTTGGTAAACAATCTTGGATTGGAAGAAGCTACTAAAGTATGGGAACAACAATACGGTCAACGTAATGTTCCATACAAGCAGTATGTAAAAGAATATTCTGCTGCCGCAGGCAAAAACATTACAGGCCCTGTTAAGCCAGTTCCTGAAGGGACAAAGCCTGGAGGTTCTTTTGGTACGCCTAAGTACATTCCTGATTACATCAAGGGGGCCGTTTCTCCTGAAATGCTTAATTCAATTCTCAACAAAGCCAACCTTGCCACTGCATTGATGACTCCATCAACTGCAAACGCTCCAACAGTTAAAAATTACGAGAAGTTGCAAGCTGGCCGTGGAAATGTGAATCCTAAAAATGTTGACCCAAGAGAATGGGGCCCGTTGTATTCTGAATTTCTTAAGATGATTCAAGGTGCAACTGGTGGAACAACGGCATATGTTGCGCGATAATTGACGTAGATCAATAGGAGCTAGGGAATGGCTGAAACACTTGAGAGATGGCATCTAAAGAAAGAGATACAACTTGGTCATCTCTTGACTACTTTTACAGTAGCAATGTCTGCTGTTGTTTACATTAACAAGATTGAACAACGAGTGGCCGTTATTGAGTCACAGATGGTTTCTCAACGTGAGTCATCAACCATTCTTCGTCAACAGCTCGAAAAGATCAACGACAAACTTGATCGTCTGATCGAACGCAGTAAATGAATCTGTCAGAGCACTTCACTATTGAGGAATTTACCAGCAGTGACATTGCTAAACGTCGTGGTTTTGACAACTCTCTGCCACAAGGCATGATGGGAGAGGCTAAAAAGACCGCTGACATGATGGAGAGGATCAGGGCATACCTAGGTAGCATCATTGGTAAAAACGTCCCTATCCTCATTACAAGCGGTTATCGTTGTCCTGACCTGAACCGCACTGTTGGTAGCTCAGGAACCTCAGACCATCTACGTGCAATGGCTGTTGACTTCAAAGCACCTGTCTTTGGTACACCTTACCAAGTAGCCAAGGTTCTAGCACCTGTTGTTGATGAACTTGAGATTGGTCAACTCATCCATGAGTTTGGTAGTTGGATTCACGTATCAACCCGGTATCCCGACAAGATAGTCAATCGCATCATCACCATTGGCAAAAATGGTACTCAAGTAGGAATAGTAAATGTCTGACTTTACTGGGGTAGGTGCTGTTGCTGACTTTGCAACAACTGTTGTCAACAAGATCTGGCCTGACAAAAGTGAACAAGAGAAGCAACAGATTGCTGCTGCTGTCATGGTTGTTCAAGGTCAACTAGACATCAACAAGGCTGAGGCTGCTAACCCAAGCGTGTTTGTATCAGGATGGCGTCCAGCTATTGGATGGTGCTGTGGTCTAGGATGTGCTTGGAACTGGGTTGGACTACCAGTGGCAAAGCTAGTGCTTGAATTGCTTGGCAAGCCTATTGCCTTGTCACCAGCAGACCTGACCGAGATGATGCCCCTGCTCTTGGGTATGCTCGGTCTTGGTGGTCTTAGAACCGTAGAGAAGATCAATAAGGTTGCTAGGCCTTAACGAAGATCCCATTGGGCATTAGAGTGCCCTTACGGTCTTTGATCTCTTCATAGGCTGATTGCATACAGTCTACAAGGTTGATGTCTCTCAACGCACAGTAGTTGATCAGACACACCATCACATCACCCAGGCTGTCAACAATCAACTCACGGTTGTTACGAGCTTCACCTGCTGCTAGTTCACCCATCTCCTCAAACGCTTTCAAGAGCTGGCTCTGAGGTGTGGCATTGGGGATGATCTTTCGATCTTCTGCCCAACGAATGATCTTCAGTTCAACATCTGCATAACTCATTTGTTCTCCAGTTCGATCAACAGATCAATGTAATGCTTTGCTTTTTCTAGGTCAGCAACACCGCCTTTTGCTTTCCAACGGCTTACGTACTTGATGACGTTTCCCTCTAGATAAGGGATGTTGTTGGCATGGATGTATTCAACAGGTTGAATCTTCATGTCTTTGTAGTGATTGCCTGCTACCTGAACCTCAAGAGCAGGAACCGCTACTTTTTTAGGGGGGCGACCCCTTGTACGTTTAGCGGTAACCATGATCAGAACGCCAGATCGTCGAAATCATCCTTTGCAGGAGCTTTGCGAGTAGGTTGAGTGCTTTGGCGCACTGCCTCTTGTTTAGGACGTACAGACAAGGACAGGAAGGTTGCACCAGCCTTTGATTTCTTCTTCCATCCACTGATCCAGTAATCAACACCGTTGACGTTCAGACTACCTTTGTAGTCAGGGTGGTTGTCTTGCTCTTTCTTGTCATTGGTAAACAATGCACCACGGTCTTTATCTTCGTATTCCATTTTCATTCCTTTGAGTTAAGTTTCTCTTTGTATGCCTTGATTGCTGATCGAACCTTGCTGTCAAACTTCAGGCTCTCCCATACTTTCATGCGTACCTCGTTGTCGGTAATGGCGTCCCATTCACCATACATTCCTGCTTCATCACCTGCTTGGTGACGTTCCTTGAATGCATTTACTACTTGGTCAACCATTGATGTATCCATCTCTGGCAGATCTTCACCAGCATAGATATACAGACCCAGACCATGCAGCGACAGTGCCTTGGTCATGCAACGCATGATTGCAGTGTTCACAGCAAAGGCATCAGGGTTCATGATGGCCTTGTTCCGGTGATCCATCACAGGCAGTTGACAGGTCATAGGTTTATCAAACATCACTGCTGTCACCATGACCATTGCTGTCTCATTGATTGACATGTATGGAACAGTACGCTTTGCACCGTTCTGACCACACTCATCAAACATGTGAACAGTGTAGGAAGCCTTTGGATCGGCCTTCAGAGCCTCTGCCCAAGCCCAGGCCCATGACAGGTACGTGAGGTTGGCTTTCTTCTCTGTATGCTCGTTTACGTTCGTTGTAAGCAGTTTCTCGATACTCATTGTGCACTCCATCGTTTTGATAACCAGAAAACCCTGGCTTTACCGTCTTCGTATGAAAGTTTGAAAGTTTTCACAAAGCCTTTCTTGTCTGTCTTATCAAGAAAAGCACGTAATGCTTGTGCAACCTTCTCAGCTTCATCTCTTTCACAAACCACTGCTTGATCTGGCTTCAGTTTGTTGAACAGGGGGTCGTACTTGCTACGGGTGTACTGTTTTGTTGGAGGGGGGCCTGTCTCAATCTTGAGAAAGTTAGGGTCTACCATGTCTACTGGTACGTTAGTGAAAGGGTTTTTACCCACAAATGTCGTTTTCATTGCTTGTTTACCGGTACAGCCAAGAGCCATTTGTCACCCAGGAATCGAATAGATCGAACCCAGGCACGTTGGTTGTGGCGGTTGATGTGTTGATGTGGACAGTTGAAGAGCTTACGCACCTTCGTCAATGCAGAAATGTTCACGCTATGCTCCTATTTTAGAACGGACTTGGAC